AGAGATTAGACGAGGTGCAAAATGACTAAAGAACAATTATGTTGGACGTGTCAAAAAGCTTGCGGTGATTGTTCGTGGAGCAGTTGCTTTCAGCCTGTGGAGGGTTGGACCGCTGAAAAGGTACACCGCAAGACGTATGATTCGTATAGGATTGAAAAGTGTCCGGAATATGTACCGGATAGAGCAAGCAATTCTGAAAACAAGAAAAAGACACGAGTAACCAACAAAGAATTAGATACAATGAAAAGATTAAGAGATGATGGTCTATCATATTTTGAAATAGCAAAGATTGTGGACAGAAACCCTGACGTGGTTAGGGTGAATTTGACGAGGTGTTGATATGGATAAAACAGCGAAGAAGTTAAAGCAGAAACGCAGAGCCGAACGTGAAAAAGCATTAAACGCAATACGCCAAGAGCAAGAAAAGGAATTGTTAAAGCGATTTGAGGTAGTAGCAAAGAAACACGGTATCAAAAAGTTTAACAAAAAGCAAGCGTTGCTGTCATACAAATTAGTCGAGGATGAGGCGATAAGCGACGGAACGATATACACTATAATGTTTGTGGCGTGGTATTTACATATCAAATATGGCTACAACTATATCCGAATAGCACAATTCATTGACGCAGTTAATTATTATTCCAAAAGTACCGTAGAGAATAAACGTGATACTGAAAAATTGATTGATGAAATGAAACGCGAATGCCAATTTGATTATGTGGAATTGATGAGCGACTTTGACCCATTAAAAATTAAAACAGATACGTCGGCAGAGGATAAGCTAAAAATGGCAGTCTGCAAAATGCAAGCAATATTACCTGTGACGCTGTATGTGTTGTATTTCAAAATGGGTTGGAAGAAAAAGAGAATGAACGCTGTCGGTGAAACGGCAAAACAAGTAATGAAAGAAATACCAAAAGGGAAGTTAAAGGAAATCAGAGAAGTATTGCGTAATGATTGCGGTATGGTGTTTTACAGCAACGGTTGGATAGATTATCTGAAAGCGAAAGAGTAGGAGGACAGAAGATTGACGGAGTTTAGGTTTTCAAGAACGTTAGACAAATTGGGGATAAGCTATAACACGCAAGGATTGATATATTTCCTGTGTGTTAATGCTAAACGACTGCCGGAGCAAGATAAGGCAGTGCTGAATATGTGTCTTGAAGTCGCAGGAGAGGACTATCAGGCACTATATAAATTTCTGACGGACAGCTCCGTCAATCACGTCTACATACAAATGCAATACGGATTGCACCCAAAACGGTTATTTAATCTAAAACGCGAATTCTATAAACGGTTTAGGGATAACTTAACTCACTTTGACTTGCGGTAGAAAATGTGATATAATATATATGCTCACTTGAGAGATATTATATTTTTTCATTTATTCCTAAAAAAAGACGGTTACCAAACGGCAACCGTCTTTTTTGTTATGCGTTTTCAATCAGTCTTTCAATAACCTGACTGATATTTTCGCGTCTTTCGAGAGCGAGCGATTGAAGTTTCTTTTTTGCTGTTCCAGAAAGGGTTATTGTTGTTCGGTAGGTATCACCCTCTGACACTTCACCGAAGTACTGTTCGTACACTTCCGGTGAAGCGTGTTCTTCAGCGAACGCCTTTGCGTCAGCTTCGGAAAGTGGAACGATTTTTTCACCTGAAGTCCACATATTGCCGTCGGCTTCAGCATAGGCGGTTCTTGCACTGTACGCTTTACATACAGTTGCTCGCAAAGGGCGTCAAAATCGCCCGACGGCAATCCGTTGGAGTATCCGCACACTTCCTGTGCGGTGTCTGTGTCGTACTTACGACCCTTAATTATTTTTTGCATTTTAAATTCCTCCTATTAATTAAATTTGATTTTATCATTGATAAAATCTTCTACAGTATTGGCTTTAAAGTCCTCTACTGTAAAGCAACCTTGACCATTTCCGCAACGATAACCTATTACTTCGTCTTTCCAGCCTGTTACCTCAATCCAATATGAGGTGTTATCGCTCTCTGTTTCAGGTATACCAAAACGGAGAGTTCCGTTCGGCTCGGGACACCTTGGAGCTTCAGTGTAAGGTGTTTTTGATGTGATTTCTTTTATAAGAGCCTTACCGCTTTCGGTAAACACTCTTTCATATTTTTCTACCTCTATTGATAGAGGCTCTCTATATTCTTTCATTTTAATCTTCCTTTCTTGTCTTGTTATCATATTGCACCTCTGCATTGCACCGACGCACCGAAATGCGTCGGAATTGCGTTTTTATAGCTCTTTTTCAATTTCAGCGATGATGTCTACATATTCTAATACTTCGTCTGCTGATAATTCGTAACTGTCGTTTTCCCAAGAGCTATCATCTTCAATAGTTCTTAAAAATTCTTCTGCTTTTTCAGTTTTTTCGTCATCATCATCACAGTCAGCTAAATTCGGGAACCATTCTTTCTCTGTGATGTATCTGCAACATCCTTCTTCGTCAACGCTAATGATAATGTCGTATGCGTTTGTTTCTCCGTAAATTAATCTCTTTTTCATAATTAATCTTCCTTTCTCTTGCCTTTCGGCTGACCTCTTTTGTTATTTTCTAACCATATTATAGCAAACCTTTATGTCAAAGTCAATACTTTTATGCTAAAGTTAAATAAGATTATGAAAAATATACATATATTCCTATGGTTATTTATGCAATATATACAAAATGCAAAAATATTAAAATTGGAAAATAGTGTGGGGGATAGATTTGATTTACTACATATAGTAGGTAGAACCGTCGTGAGGACGGTGGGTTAATATTTCACTGATTGTCGGTGGGGACGGAAATATTAAATTCGTGAAAAAGGGGGTGTCAGCCATCGCAAAACAGAGAACATATACAGACGCCGACCGTGAGCAGGCATTTGCGGAATACACGGTATTGGGAAATTGGGAATTAGTATCACGCAAAATGGGTATTCCCGTAAACACATTAAAATCGTGGTGGCGACGACATCCGCCTGATATGGACGAATATGCAGAAAAACGGCGAGAGGTCCGCGAGGGTTTCATCGAAACGGCGAGCAGAGCTATTGAAAACGGTGCGGAACTGATTAACAGGCGTATGGAATTAGCATTAAAACACCAGCGTGAATTGGAAGAACTGATGAACGATATTCCGGCTGATGAAATGACGGCAACGCAAAAACAGGAATTGCGAGCAAAGATACGGTCATTGGAACTGCACAAGTTGTCTGAAATCAGTACGGCGGTCAATACGTTGTATGACAAACGTGCATTAGCACAGGGACAATCGACTGAAAATACGACGATTGAAATTAAAATGCCACAGGACGTGATGAAATATGCAGAATAGTCTGAAATTAGACCTATCACGCACAAATCCGAAACAGGAACAGTTTTTCACCGCACACAACAGAATGATTATGTACGGCGGAGCAAGAGGTGGCGGAAAGTCGTGGGCGGTCAGAATGAAAGCAGTGCTGTTGGCTATCAGATATGCGGGTATAAAAATGTTATTTCTGCGACGGACATACAGGGATTTGGAGCGTAACCACGTCAGAGAGTTGGAACCGTTGCTGAAAGGCATAGCAAGATATAGCAAACAGGAAAAATGTTTCTATTTCAATAATGGTTCGCTGTTGGAAATGGGATATTGCGACAGCGAAAGCGACGTCAATCAATATCAGGGTATCGAATACGATGTCATTTTTATGGACGAGGCTACGCAATTCACCGAGTACCAGTATTCAACATTAACAGCGTGTATCAGAGGTGCTAATTCGTTTCCGAAACGTATGTATCTGACGTGTAACCCCGGCGGTGTCGGTCACGAATGGGTAAAACGTCTGTTTGTATCACGAAAATACAGGAATGCAGAAAATCCTAACGATTATATGTTTATTCCTGCGACGGTGTTTGATAATGCGGTGTTATTGGAAACAGATACAGGCTATGTTGATATGTTAAATAATCTGCCCGACGGACTGCGAGAAGCATGGCGCGACGGCAGTTGGGATTTACTCGAAGGGCGCTATTTCGATGAATTTGACAGGTCAATACATATTGTTAAACCGTTTCAAATTCCTGAACATTGGCGTAAATATCGTGGAATGGACTACGGTTTGGATTGCTTGGCGTGCGTATGGGTGGCTATTGATGAACGCGGTAACTACTATGTTTACCGCGAATATGCCGAAAGCAACAAAGTTATTTCAGTCGGTGCAGGGGAAATAGTCAATCTGACGCCGACTGACGAACGAATAGAATACACCGCCGCCCCACCTGATATGTGGGGCAGGACGCAAGAAAGCGGTAAAACAAAGGCGGATTTGTTCCGTGAGGGCGGTTTACCACTGTTGAAAAGTTCAAATAACCGTGAGGCAGGTTGGTTGGCGGTCAAAGATTTATTACAGGTCAAAAACGGCAGTAGCCGATTGATGATATTCGATAACTGCATTGAATTAATCGACTGTTTAACATCGTTGCAACGTGATACCAAACATCCAACGGATTGTGCGACAGAACCGCACGATATAACACATTTACCTGACGCATTGCGATATTTCGTGTTGCAATTCACATCACCGTCAAAACCGCCGAAAGAGGAAAAGACAGCGGTGCAAAAGTACAGAGAGAAAGCATTAAAAGGCAGATTAGAAAAAAGGAGGAGCTATTTCTAATGAAAATCAAGAAGATAAAGAAAAAATGCGAAGTCAGAGGGTGCAAAAATACCGATACATATTCACTGACAAATACAAACGAATTCGGTAACAGTGTCATAATTTGCGAGGAATGTTTGAAAAAAGCGGTTAAAGCTGTTGCAGAATACGACCCGTCAGCAGAGAAAAAGACGGTATCAGTACCACCGCCACCACTATTTTTCCACGGCGGAATAGAGAAAACAGTAGAAAACGTGGAAGAAACAGTTGAAACAGAGGATAACAACGCAGAAGAATACCCTATTCCGTACACAAAGGAGTATTTGGACGGTGTTAAGTACAACGATTTGAAAAAAATCGCAAAGGAAATGGGTATCAACGCAAACGCTGACAAAGAAACGTTGATTGAAAGCATTTTACAGGCTGATTAAGGGGGAATGGCTATGAATGTAACAGGGTTTCTGCTATGCGTTATAGCTATTCAGACACTAACCATAGTAGGAATGACGATAGTACAACATATCGAACGCAAAGACCTGTATAACAGGTTGATGTGCAGAAATATGACCGAATACAACAACATCAAAGCCGATGAGCCAAAGCAACCTATCAGCAGGCATAAAGCCGTTTTGAATAGGTGGCGCAAGAACGACGTAAAGGTGGGTGATGAATAATGAATTTAAGATATTCACCTGTATTGCAGGGCATAAAAGCGAGCGTAAAGAGTATGTTTTCACCACCTAACAGCGAAAGTGCAGACGATGAAGAAGTTGACAGAGTAATTGACACCGACGACGACGGAAACCAACTGTACAAGGAAGATATTATCGCAAATATTCACGAAGAATTAGAGAAACGCCGTTCAGCGCGTTCAGCATTGGAAACACAATGGCATTTAAACGCTAATTTTTTAGTCGGTAATCAGTATTGTGATTTTAATCCGTACAGTCGCGAAATCGAACAGTTGGAGCCTGTATACGATTGGTTGGAACGTGAAACATTCAATCAAATTGCACCACTGATTGATACGCGAATAGCTAATCTGAAAAAAATTAACTATCGAATGAAAGTAAATCCACGAACGAACGAGTTAGAGGACTACGCAAAAGCTGAAACATCAACTACGATATTGCAGTATTTGCAGACTTCAAGCGATTTCGATACCAAAAAGAACACTGCGATACAGTGGAATGAATTGTGTGGTAATTGCTTTTGGTTATCGTGGTGGGACAAGGACAAAGGCGAGAAATACGCCACAGAAAAAGTCGTTGCTGTTGATGATGAAGGCAACGAGCAAAAGTTTGAACAAGCGTTTTACCAAGGTGATTTGGAGTACGGACTGATAACACCGTATGAGGTGTTCCCTGAAAGCATTTTCAAAGAAGGTGTAGAGGCGCAACGTTCAATTATTTTGGAGCAGGTAAAGACCAAAGAGGAAATATACGACCTATACGGTATCAAAGTTGAGGGTGCAACGGTTGAAACGTTTGAACTAACACCTGTTGTTGCCGGAGGCGGTTTCGGTTACGAGAATACCGTCACAACATTAGGTACACGTTCGGTAGATAACGCCGCAAAAGTGATTACGTATTTTGAACGTCCGACCAAACACAGACCGGACGGAAGAATGATAATCATTGTCGGTGACGAACATTTGGTTTACTACGGTCCGCTACCGTATTCACGCATACCATTAACACAAATGATGTGTCGCGAATCGGCAGGACAGTTTTTTGGGAAGTCAATAATCGAAGATTTGATACCACGTCAGCGTGCGTATAACGGCTGTCTGAACCGAATACACGAATACATCAAACGCATTGCAATACAGGGTTTCTACGCTGAAGAAGGCAGTATCGACATCGAAGAATTTGAACAAAACGGTGCGGCACCGGGTGCAATGTTGGTATACAGACAGGGAACAAACCCACCGATACCTATTCCGAATGGCAATTTACCGTCAGAGATTATGACAGAACGATACAACTTAAAAAGTGATATGGAATATGTAGCAGGTGTATCACAGCTGATGATGAACGGTGCAACGCCTGCAGGCGTAACGTCAGGTACAGCTATACAGAACCTTGTTGACATAGACAATACACGTCTATCACTGACAGGCGACCATATCCGAAACAGTATCAAAAATTTGGCGGTAATGTGGCTTGAAATCTATAAAAAATACGCGAATACGCGACGCGTGCTGAATTGCACAGGTAAAAACCGCATCGGTAATGCGATTATTTGGAATAGCGACGATATTAACAGCTATGACGTGGAATACGTCACAGAAAATGAACTGTTGATGTCGGAAGAAGTGCAAAAGGAACGTTTCTTCGACGCATACAAAATGGGACTGTTTACCGACGCAAATGGTCAGATACCTGAACGTGTAAAACAGAGGGCACTGGAGTTTATGAAAGTAGGCAATTACACCGAAATAATGAACATCAATGCACTGCAAATTCAAGCGGCACAACGTGAAAATGTATTTTTTGAGCAGGGTGCAGTACCGAGAGTATCAGAGTTTGACGACCACGATATACACATAGACGAACACCTGCGGTATATCTTGCAGTTGGATTTTCAGCTGTTAAAACTGAAAAAGCCTGAGTATGCAAAAGCATTAGAGGACCATATCAGACTACATAAACAGGCACAGACACAAGACCAACAGCAGAATGTAATTGCTATGTTGGCACAACAAGGACAAAGATAGGAGGACTATACATAATGGATAATTTCTACGACGCAAGACGAGCGACCGAAGATATGTTTGACGGTCAAGAGGTATTGGGTGAAGAAAGTACCCCACAAGATACACAACAAGAACCACAACAAGAGGGACAAGCACAAGAACCACAAGCACAAGAACCACAAGCACAAGAACAACCGACACAGGATAATAATGCGGTTGACGAGGCGGCAAATGTAGCACAGGCGGCGGCACAAGCGGCGGCACAACGTGAACAAGATTATCAACGCATAATGGAAGAAAATGAACAGCTAAGACAGACAAATAACGAATTGCAACAGACTATAACACAGCAATCACAGCAACGTGAGCAAGCGATTATAGAGGACGCAATGCAAATGCCGATGTTGGATGTAAACCGTTTAGCATTCGAGGACGATGCAACTGTTCAGCAAATGCAACAGGACTATGCAAATGCAATGCAAAAATACGTCACACAGCAAGTGCTAAAAGACGTTGAACCTGCCTTGCAATACGCAAAGGACGGTATGCGTGAGAAAGAAAAAAGGGAAATGCTTGAGGCGTTCAACGGTGTTGATGAACTGAAAGGTATTAACGATATGTTGCCACAGCTGGACTACATAATTGAACACAACAAGTGGTTAGACAACGACGATATACCTATGGACGAAAAGTATTTGACGGCGTATATGATTGCAAACGGCGTAAATTCCGCGAATACACCGCCACCGTCAGACCCAACAGCAGAAGAATTAATGAAATACTACGACAGCAATCCCGAATTTCAACAAATGATTGAAAAAAAGAGATTGGACGACATTAAACAAAGTCAGCAAGTGCCTGCAATGTCAGCGTCAAACGGCGCTGTAAACGCGGCATTAACAATAAAAGAAAAACCAACAACGTGGGACGACGCCTCCAAAAGAACAAAAGATATGTTCAGAGGGAAATAACGTACCCACATTACAAAAGAGGGAGAATTTTTAAATGGGAAGAGAACAAAACTTAAAAACTATTGAAGAGGCTCTAAAATCTAACTACTTACCGGTATGGAATAACCTACTCGGTATCGAGCCTACACCACTACTATCAAAAATCAAGAAAAAGCCATTGGTAGCAAATGAGATTGTTGCGTCAGCTCCAATCGGTCTATCAGGCGGTTTTGGCTACGGCGAAGAAGGACTTGCGACACCTGAAGCAGGTAACGTTATGTTCAAGCGTTTCAGAACATACGCAAAAGATATGTATACAAACGTTGAACTATCAATCAAAGCTGTACAACTTACAGGCAAGAATGGCTCTATGGCAAACGCACTTGACACAGAAGTTAAGGCGGCATATGAAACAGCAAAATGGAACGTCGGACGTTCACTATTCGGTAACGGTACAGGTGCATTAACAAAGGTTGTTAAACAGACAACTCCGACAACAAAAGTTGAAGTGACTGACATTAAGTACGTCAAGGAAGGTTTGATTGTAGACTTTTATCCGACCTCGGCTACAACACCAAACGACGTGGTTGCTAAACAGCTACGAATTATGGCAATTAACCGTACAAAGAACAGCAACGGTAACTATGAGATTATCCTTGACAAAGCACCTACAACAGCACTTGTTGACGGCTTTATGACGGTGCAGAACTCATTTAACCGTGAAATCACAGGTCTTGGTGCTATCTTCGACGATGAAGTTCCGACAATTTACGGCGTAAGCAAGGCAGACAATCCGTTTATCAAGCCTATTGTTATTAACGCAAATGATAATGTTGAGGACAGCATTATCACAAAGGCTCTAAGACGTGCCGAAAAGGACAAGAACTCAAAGGTTGATATGTTGTTGTGTGGTGACGAAGCGTACGACCACTACACAGAATATCTAAGAGTAAACAATATCAGAGTTGAACAGAACACACTACAGGGTGGTTTCAAATCAATTCAGTTTGCTTTCGGCAACAGACAGGTTGATGTTGTCAACGAAATGTTCGTGCCGGATGATGAAATTTGGGGTGTTGATACATCAGCACTTGAACTACATACACAGGAATGGAAGTTTGCCGACCTACAGGGCGGTGGTATTTTCAACCTAAAGGAAAATTCATCAGTTTACAGAGCGTTGCTTGCAAACTACGGTGACCTTATCTGCTCAAATCCGGGCGGTCTAATCAGAATTTACAACTGTATTTAATTCTAACGGCAAGGTGATTATATGTTGCCTTGCCGTTATTTTTGCCGTTATTTTAGGTACTTGCTGAAATATTTTTTTCTGAAATGCGGTGATAAATTGGAACAAGCAGAAGTAACACTTAAAGAAATATACGAAAAGGTAAGTCTAAAAGTGCCTTTGGAACAGCGACGGTTCTTTAATTTCTTTAACGACACCGTTGCAGAACTTGAAGCATTATATCCCGACTTACTATTCAAAGAAGGTGTGCATTTTACACCGGTACACGATTTATCGGACGAAAACGTCGTATTACCGCTTTATACTCCGGCAATCGTGGACAATATCTTATACCTTTGCGGTTACGACCAACAAGGTATATTCAAACAAGAATTTACACGAAAATCAAGAAATGCCTATGTGCATTATTGGAAAAATCACGCACATAACAGACGTGTACGACGAATGAGGTGGTAGAGAAGTGTTTGACAGTGGAATATCTGCAAAAGCGTTAATAGCAGAATTACAGAGTGAAGTGGACGTCGCACTTCCTATCACAAATTCGACGTATGTAACGTGGCTGAACAGCCTGCAATGGCTGTTATACAGTGCGATTATAAAAGAACAGAACGACTTGATAATTACCGAACCGCAAGAGGATGTTATACAACTTGCAAACCTTGATGTTTCGGATAATGAAGCACCGATACGGTTTGAAGATATATATGCGGTGTATGCAGATACAACACAATTAATAAAGACGAGTATAACGAGCGGTTTCGTATTTCCCGATTGTTTTTATAAAAAAGGTGATAATTTAGCTGTTAAAATGCAAAAAACACCTAATTTTATTAAATTAATCTATCATATCAAGCCTAAATTGATAAAAGTAAATGAAAATGACGAAATACAAGACGGTAACGTGATGATACCGATAGAATTTATCGAATTGGTAAAGTCAAAGTTGAGAGGCGAGGCGTATTCACTTGAAAATGAGTACGGTCCTGCGTCAAATTGGCTCAACAATTACAATATTTTACTTGAAAATTTCAAACAATGGCTATCTGATAAAGCCCAACAATTCGGACAGTAAAGGAGGGGTTATATGGCAAAGAAACAAAACGAATTACAATTCGGACAAGTACCATTACCACAGGCACTAAAGCAATATAGCCTTTCCAAGCTGAATTGGAGCGGTTTAAACAGACGGCAAGTTATAGATACAGGTGCTTTGTCTATGGAATGCAACATTTCTACAGCCGAGGCACCTTATTTAACACCGTCGCAAAGCAGAGTAGACATATTGTCCGATATGGGACTTGAATACAAACACCCTATATCGCTATTCGGTTTTGATGATTTCCTTGTTGTTATCTATCGTGACGATACAGAATTAAAACTTGATTATCTCGTTTTGAGCGACAAGAAAAACAGTAAAGGACAAATCACAAAAGTATATACAGGTCTAATAAAAAAAGGCGTGACAGAAGAAACTGACGCGATACAGCGTAGTATGGTGCAATTCAATGTATATGAAAATGCCGTTGATGTACTTGGTGGCACATATGTAAAGAAATTGATACTGTTTCCTGACAAAGTATCTATGTTTATGAAGATTGTAGATACAGACAAAGACCCTACTACATTTGACAAACAGGCAGTTGAGGACGGCAATGCCGATATTGATGTTATGTATTGTCAAAAAGAAAGCAGTGGCAAAAAAACTTACTATGTTTGGAATGGGGCGATAGGTAGATTTACTTTGACAGGCGGCGTGAACTACTTTAAAACAAGCAATTTGGACGTCGAAATAAAAAAATACTACAACGACGGATATACGCAGACGAAAGACGAGTATTACAATGACGGTTACAGAAAGTCAAGTAAACAAACGTATAATGACGGTTACAAAAAGACGGAATATAAGGTGTTCCGTGACGGTTATGTGCCGATAGAAGATACGAATGAAACAACATATGACGGTGGCGATGTGTATTACTACGAAAGGCAAGGTGAATACTCGCCATATACATACACCGTTGCCACTTGGTTACAGCAAGGCGATAAGTTAAAAGGCAAAGGCTTATATCAAAGAGAGCCTGCACCATTGGGAACAAATACAAATGTAACATTTTACGAGCGAACAGGCACTTCGTTCCCTTATACATATGTGAAAGTTCGTAATCTGAAAACAGGCGATAATATATCAAGTTATTATGAAAAGGTTTCTGATAGTACAGGTACGGTTCAAACCAAACTATACGTAAGAAAAGCTGATGATAACGGTACGATAATACCGTATGAGTATGAGGAAGTAACTGATATTGCATACGGTACGAATATAACCGATTATTACGAAAAGATAAGCGACAAAGAAGTTACGGCAAAAGCATATTACAAAAGGACCGAAAACACCGATAAGGATAGCGACGATAAATACAAATACGAATTGATTAAAAATCTTGAAAACGGCAAGAAAGTATCAGAGTATTATGAATTTACCGAAAACTACGCACCGCCTGAGGGGAGTAATAAGAGTTGCTATTGGCTTAACACTTACGATAATCAAACCTATCAATTTTGTAGCGATATAGGTGGCGGAAAAAGTGGTTTCGGAATAACTGTTTCGCCGTCGTTCCCTAATCTAAAGTATGCGGTAGTACATTTATCACGACTTTTTGGAGTTGATGAGGATAGAGTACACGTTTCAGGCTACAACGACTACACGAATTGGAACTTAGACACCGTAGCCGAAAGTAATGATAGTAATGCGTGGAGCAGTGCCTCACAAACCAACACAAAAGCAGGCGGTAACTTTACAGGTATAACAGTGTATGACAACCACGTTGTTTGCTTTAAACGTGACTTTATGCACGAAATATACAACAGTAAAAATCCGTTCAGATTGGTTGACGTGTATGCGGAGGGGTCTATTGACAACAGGAGCATACAAGAGGTAAACGGCAAACTGATATTTGCGTCAGATGATGAAATCAAGGTGTATACAGGCTCACAGCCGCGTGAGATTGGCTACAATCTTGGCATTGATGAGTTCAAAAGTGCTGTATCGGGTAGTGACGGAAGAAACTATTACTTGTATTGTACAGACAGACAAGGCGAAATGTATCTGTTTGTGTATGACACAATGGTCGGTCAATGGTCGCAACAAGCAATCGAAAGTGAAGTATTAGGCTTTGCACATAACAAAAACGGTATGTATATGTTATGCAAAGACGGTGTTGTATACAAAATGGATACGAACAAATATACGGATGATTGGAGCTGTGAAACAGATTTATCAACCATACTGACATCATCATCATCAAGCACATATCAGACAGTAAATATCAAACATATAGCAAAATTTCAAATGCTTGCGTATATTGAGGGGCGTTTCAAGGTGTATGCACTGTACGACAATGAAGAATTTAATCCTGAAACATCGCAGTTGCTATATGACAGTAACGGTCGGAAAGGTATGCAAGCAATACGCTTAAAACCACGAATGACCGCTAATTATGGCTACAAGCTACATTTTGAGGGACACGGTTATGTGCGTTTCTATGAAATGGAACTCGGTATTACTCCAGGAGGTGAGTTATTTGTATCATCAAGATGATATTAACAATATGAATTACAAACAGCTTAGAGAAACAGTATCAGAATTAAACGACAAATACGTTAAGCTGAAAAGGACATTAGAGGACGCTTTAGACAACATAGACGAAAGCAACCTCGCAACTACTTTGCGAAAGAAATTAAACGGCTATGATACTCAATTCAGTGTAACGGCTGAAAAGATAGAAAGCAAAGTATCGTATGAGGACTTAGAAAACAGTCTAAATCAATATTCAACCGTATCGCAAACGGCACAAGCTATTGAAATGTCAGTAGTATCAAGTCAAGAATACACGGATAATTCAGTAGAAACATTATCTTCAACGTTCACTATGACTGCCGACGGAATATCTACAAGGGTTTCAAAACTAAAGAAAGGCGTGGAAACACAATTTAATCAAACAGCAGAAAAGATTGAATCGCTTGCATTCGAAAAAATGAATACATCAGAGGCTGTTACAGTAAAAGAAAAACCGTCCGCAAGCGATAAAACGTTGGATAAAGAAAAACTCTACAAATATAACAACAAATATTATTATTTCAATGATATTTTACAAGATTGGTTAGAGTATGACGAAAAAAACGGTATTAATTCCGCATTTACGCAAACATCAGACGGATTTATTTTAAACGGTAACGTTAAACTCAATGGAAATCTCTATTCAAACGGTGAAATAGAGGCGGCGAAATTTTACGGAGGCTTGGTGAGAAACCGATACTTTAAAATAGCAAGCGGTTTGGGCGATGTAGGTATATTTGAAAAAGACGCAAGCGAAGGAGCAACAGCAATAAGCAATGATTGTGCTTGGGGAATTTATTTAAGTGAAGCAGGCAAAGGTGTTATGCGTATGTATTCTTGGGGAAAGGCTTTGTTTGGTTACAATTACGACCAAAAAAAATGTTATCCATTGGGTACTTGGGACTTTTCAAGTTGTAATGTAGTAGGCTTACCGTCAAGTACAAGTTAAGGAGGAAAAATATATGATGTTATTTGGAATAGGCGACAACGCCGCAATGGCGTGTAAAAACCCAAACGAAACGCTGTTGTTTGTAAACGGAAAACCAACGGCTTGGCTATTCTCAATAGATATAGAGATATGTCAAACTATGAAGAGAATGATTGTTGAAGAACAATATCTCAAGGACATAAAAATTATCTATAAAAACGAAGACTGTACTACTGACAAAATTGTTGACTTGCCTATGGACAGTCTACACAGCTTTACTATCGACTATGCAAGCGGTATGGCACACGTTGAGTTCAAAAGGGGGATAAATAATAATGTATAACAAACCAACAAATGCAGAAGAAATGGAAGAATTCGAACGAATGACAACCGGCTTCGATTATGTATATGAAGATACAGTCGGAGCGGGAAAGGTAATATATCTTAAAATGCCTGTTGTATCGGCAAATAAGAGAGGTGTGAACGATATAGGTTGGCAATGTGACGGTGACGACGTTGCTTTATATGCCACTATGTCAAGAAAACCGCATAAGACCGAACTATGGTCGGAAGTCAAAGAAAACTATGTTGTAAATAAGACTGTATCGGCGTTGAAGTTTGAAAACAAGGACACAAAGCCTTGTAATCTATGTGTAAGGGTGCGTTTAAATTAATGGGGGTGGTTAAATGAAGGGTAATGTATGTTATCAAAAGACAGACTTCGGCTCTGAAACACCTGACTTGCTTAATAAATACGTTCTGAAAATAACTCAAATAGCAGGAATATCACTCAAAAAAGATATTTCAAAAGAGAGTTTAAGGCTTGCTTTAGGCGTTCCTACACTTGTATCGCAACTTGTTAATGATAAAGAGTACATAACCAAATCTGAAATTGAGATTATACAAAAATCTCTTGAAGATATGGATAGCGTGTTAAACGGCAAGATTGACGATACAAACGCAAAACTTGATGATGAAATAAACACAAGGGAAATGCTTGAAAATGTGGTGAATACACTGCAAACACTGGCTCACAAGCACAGTAACAAGAATGTACTTGATACTATCACAGAAGATAGAGTAGCAATATGGGACAAGGTGAAAGACCTTGATAAATACTTTGACTATATTGATTTTAAGGCTTTTGTCGAAGAAATAGTGTATGCGTATACAAACGAACTTCAAAATCTGTACACAGCAATCGGTATTACATCATACGACGGTGGTGTATTCGGTATGGAACAGTTAGGAACAGAGCTTGACGGCGGTAACTTTGACAGTGAACCCGAAAACAGTTTTGATTGCGGTGATTTTAACCCACTTGAACTGTCTGCACAAGTAACATCGGTCATTGATTGCGGAACGTATTAAGGAAAGGAGGATTGATAGAATGGCAACAAGATTTATAGCAAAGCACGGTTTGAAAAGCGATATAAATAGATTAACACTTTCGGAAGGTGAAATAGCTATTGCATATAGTGATGACAAATCAGAGGCTGAAATATATGTAGGTGGAAACGACAATACACCAATCCCCGCAGCAGGTACGTCGACGAAAACAAAAAATCAAATATTTGTTGTGTGTGACGGCGACCACGACGAATTAAAGTTACAAGCGGCAATAAGCACCGCACCATACAATAGTGTTATCTATCCTGTAGGTACAAAATGTGTTTTGACAAACGAAAATACCATACGTGGTTATGGATTGCCGGAAAGTAGCGGTAGGGCTATTATATCATTAAAAGGCAGTATGACCTTAGATGGGTCAATGTGTGATGATTTCATTTTTAAAAATACAAATCCTGCTGAAAAACAACACATTTTTCACATACCACAATCAACGACAATGAAAAATGTAAAATTCGAAGAAGATATCAAAACAGTGACATCTGATACAATTAATCCAATAGTATTATTTGCTGAAACTGAATCGGAAATAGTGTCCTGTTCATTTGTCAATATATTTAGCACTCATCAATTAGGTGTATCAACGTTTAAATTGGGTAAAGTACTATTTTTTAATAATGTTATAAATGGATTTGAGGGTGCTCCAGGAAATGTAATAACGAGAGAAATTAGCATTGCAAATTATGCAAAAATAATAGGGAACGAATTTTTAGATTTCACACAAAACAAACAGTGTTTGGGGTATATGCTTTCGGCGTCAAAAATTTTCTTTCAAGATAATTATATTGAAAATTGCGAAAATTGTATAATGTCGTTAGGTGGAAATATTATAGGAAATGTTTTTAGTTCTATTGAAAATTGTACTATTAACTGTGGTGGCGAAATTATAGGCAATACCTTCTCGTCAATATACCAAAATGAAGATACGTCATTCTTGACAAATTCGGGTAGACTAATTGGGAATCAATTTACTTCAATAAGAATTACTGGGGAATATGTTCAATTCATTGATTGTAGTAATTCTTCTATTATATCAGATAATTATATGTCTATCGCATCTATACCGGCGACAGGAAGTTGCTCATTGATAAGTGCATCTGGCAGGACATTAATCTTAAATAATAGTTTCTCTACTTCATCATCATTAGCCGACAATAACGAGTTTAATCTTTTAGATGTCGATGGTAACACAGTAATCAAAAACAATGTAACAAGTGCTAAATCTTTTGGTAGAATTGCAGATACTTGTATTGCAGAAGGAAATATAACATCGTGGAGTTAAGGAGGCTATTATGTACAAATTTTATAGTAAAAACGGGCAGGCACAATTCTATGAACACGGTGTCGAAATTGACGGCACTGTGTACGGAATACACGCCGATAGGGATATATTACGTATAAAACGCAGGATTGTCAATGATAAATTCGCTGAAACTGACGGTGATTTCGATATGGACACAGAAATTGCGAAAATTCAGCATACAGACGTTACGTTTGAACAGCCTACGGCAGAACAGTTGGAACAGATACAGGCGAAAACATACAACAGTATGACAGAATTAAAACAGCACGTTCAGTCCATTATGAACGGTGAGCTGACACAGGATGAAATCAACGCAATGCTGATGTTACAGATTGCGGAACTGAAAGCAGGTGTTGACAGTGAATAAAACATTGATACGTAAATACTATCAAATGGGTATTTACAAAGAGAAACACCTTGACATATTCGTCAAGTCGGGAGATATAACAGAGCAAGACAAAAAAGAAATTATGGAGGGTTAAAAAATGGCTAATAAAATTCAATTTAGACGTGGACTGAGAAAGTTACTACCAACATTGTCGTTCGCTGAGCCGGCATACACAAGTGATACAAACGAGTTTTTTATCGGCACAGGCAAAGGAAATGTAAATATGAACGGTAGCTTGTGGTATACAGGCGTTGCTTTAAGCGGTACGTCCGAAAACATCAACTATACATATGCAGATTGTCCTCTTGTTAAAGTGGGTGATGTGTACCTTAATACCGATTATGGCTATATCTATCAGTCTACTACAGCAGGTAGCGGTGAAGACGTAAAGTGGCAATACAAAGGTACGATAAGAGGACCACAAGGCATACAAGGTGTTAAGGGTGACACAGGCGAACAGGGTCCGCAAGGCTTGAAAGGTGATACAGGTGCAAAGGGTGAAAAAGGCGATAAGGGTGAAAAAGGTGATACAGGTACATTGTCAAATGGCTCGGTACATACTGCTCATATAGCTGATGAGGCTGTTACAAGAAGCAAACTTGCAGGAGATGTTTATGATTGGATAAATAGCGGTGAATATTCCGAATCTGAATGGAATTTTGACCAAACCATAAAAAATCTAATAAAAATAGGAGCAATAAACATACCGATTTTGGAATGTTATCCTGCAGAAAATATAGGGGCGAAGATAAACACAGTAGCTAAAGTAGGCGACTTGTTTATCATAAAAAATGTGGTTGCAGACCCGGATACAGAAGCAATAGAACAAATTCGCTATAATGATGATTTAGATTCTGTTTTTGTTTTCAACGGAAGTATACAAAAAGGATATTGTGGAGTTTGTAGAGTTACTAAAGCCTTAAAAATAATAGATGTGGGAGAATATGAAAGCGGAGAGGTTAAACTGCTATTCACATTCAAACAAGGTGGAGAAGGAGTAGTAATACGCGAGGAGGATAAATAAATGAACATTTGGGAAACAATCAATATATTTTGGGTTACATTGGCGTGTAACCTATTCATAAAAACTGTATTTGTTGCAGTTATGTTAGATACAGTTTTGGGGTTACTAAGGGCAATCAAAGAGAAAAAGTTTAATAGCTGTTTCGGCATTGACGGTGCAATACGAAAATTTGCGATGATTGTATCGGTTGTGGGTTTGGCTATTTTGGACAAGCTGATAGGCTTTAATATGCTACCGTTTGTGCCGGAAGAAGTGCTTAAATATATAGGCATTACGCAAGTGGGTATATGTGAGTTTTTCTGCTTGCTGTACATAATGTATGAAAGCATTTCGATACTGAAAAATATGTGCTTGTGTGGTCTGCCGATACCGAGCAAATTGCGAAATGGTATCGAAAAGTGGCTTGATACAATGACATCAGAACTTGAGGGGAAGAAAGAGGAATAAATATGGATTTGAAAGAGGCTATTCAGATAGAAACTTGCAAAGATTACGAAAAAGATTTGCAAGATGAATATTATCAACTGTCAATGCGATACAAAAGATTAAAAGCAACGGTTGACAGATGGGATAAGCGAGGCTTGATAACTTCCCCTGAAAGTATACGGAGTATATATGATATGCAATTAGAGGCAATGAAAGTTTATCTTGCAATGTTGTACGCAAGAGGAGCAATAGAAGGCGTTAAATTGAAAGAGGTGTAGGAAATATGAGAATTGGAATTAACTGTGGACATACCGTCAGCGGTACAGTTGGTTGTGGGGCAGTCGGCTACATAGATGAGAGCGTAGAGGCACGGAAAGTCGGCTATGCACTTGAAGATTTACTAAAAAAGGCAGGGCATACAGTACACGACTGCACAAATGATTATGCACCGACAGTAAGTTCAAATCTAAGACAGATAGTTGATATGGCAAATTCACAGTCACTTGACTTGTTTGTATCAATTCACTTTAACAGTGGCGGTGGGCAAGGTACAGAGGTGTGGACTTACGGCGGCAAAAAGTTTGATGAGGCAACAAATACTTGCAAAGCGATAAGCGAATTAGGTTTTAAAAACAGAGGTATTAAAGACGGCTCTAAGCTGTATGTGGTACATCACAGTGACGCGAAAGCTATGCTCGTTGAAGTGTGTTTTGTAGATACAGAGGATGCAAATAAATACAAGAAAATCGGTGCGACAGAGTTTGCGAAGGCGATTTTTAAAGGAATTACAGGACAAGTGACAAAGGATAAAACAAACAAGGAGGAATTAAATATGACACAATATGAGGAACTACTTAGCAAAATTAATGAGTTGGACAAGAAAAAGGCAGATAAATCAGAAATGATTTACGATTGCATTGACAGTAATATGCCTGAATGGGCGCATAAGCCTGTTCAGTGGTGTTTGGATAACGGTATTGTATCAGGCGCAGACGACGCGCACCTTAACCTAAACAATACAAAATTGTGGGTATGTGTTGTTGTATATCGTGCAGTTAAATTTGTTGCAGGACTTATGAAAATCAAGATTTGATAAGGAGTAAATGACTATGGGTTTGACAGATACAATAAGAAATAAGGTAAACAGCCTTTTTAATTTCGATTCACAACAACAGAGTAATCAATTAAAAAACAAAATTGATACATTGTACGGAAAGCAAAATACGACAACGGCACCGAACATAAATTCCTTTAATCCGTTCATCAGCAAAAGAGACGGACAGGTTATAAATAAAATGGCTGATTATAAGCCGATTGTAAACAGTAGTGCGACAAGCGATAAGGTTAGAGAATGGATAACACAAGCAACAGGTATTCAACCAACAAACACAATGTCAAATTCATCAAATTCTACTCAAAATGAAAATAGTACCGCTCTTAGCAGTGGTACTATTAATTCAAACGGTGATGATAATGTTGGTTTTAACGGAAATCTTGACAGTTCGTCGCTTGGAAGTCTTGATGTAGCAACGCAACTTCCAAAACTGTCAACAGCACAAATAGCCGAAATCATTAAAAAGCACTTTAATCGCAGTTCAGTCATATCAACAAGTGACGCAGAGGGTATATACAACGCTCAAAAAACAACAGGTATGAGTGCTTTGGCGATACTCGGCATCGGAGCTTTGGAAAGCGGTTGGGGTACTTCAAACATAGCCAAGAAAACCAATAATATTTGGGGTTACGGTGCTACAAATGTTAATCCTGAGGGCAACGCCCATAGATATGGTCAGATGTCACAAGGTGCTACTCAATTTGCAAGCGAATTTATGAAAACATACTACAATGGGTATGGTGCAAAGTCGATTAATTCAGCAGGTACAGGCAACAATCCAAAAGGAATGGGGTATGCATACACAGACGGCGGAGCAATAGATAGCAGTTGGGCGACACAGGTAAGTTCTATTATGGGACAACTATACAACACGGCTAAGAGTGTAAGCGGTTCAAATACAGGTAATTCATCAAGTAATTCATCAAGAAGTTATCTAAACAGATTGAGTTATGCGAACAATTCAAACACTTCGTCAGGCGGTTCTTCCAAAGGACGACAGATTGTTGCGGCGGCAAAGCAGTATTTGGGAACACCGTATGTATACGGCGGTACTTCGTCAAGCGGTGTTGATTGTAGCGGTCTTGTACAGCTCGCGGCGAAAGCAAGTGGTATTGATATACCACGAACAACATACGACCAAATAAATGTAGGGCAAGCCGTAAGCAAGAATAACTTGCAAGAGGGCGACCTTGTATTTTTCAGAGGCTCGGGTGGTAGTACGTCAGCTCCGGGACACGTCGGAATTTATATAGGTAACGGACAGTACATACAAGCACCAAAGACAGGCGATGTCGTTAAAATCAGCAATTTATCAGGACGTAGCGACTATGTCGGTGCAAGAAGAATAGCATAAGGAGGTAAAACGAATGGCATATAATACGCAAGACGCTGTAAATACAATATTACGGCTAAAAGGTAATTGGCTTAATGCAAATGCAGAGGGCGATACAAAGAAAACGGCACAAATAGCAAACGAAGCACAAAACTATTACGGACAAATGCGTGAAAATGGCGACACAAAGCTTGCTGACACGCTTTATAACAGCGGATATGACGCGTCAAAGAAGTATGTTAATGACTACTTTGCACAGAGCGGTAAAAGTGCGATTAGACCGTATTTTTACGGTTTAGGCTCAAAGTACGGTTTAAGTCGAAGCGATATAGACAATGCACTTCAATATAACGATACGACAGGTGAGGTTAGCTTAGGTGGTAAAAACATAGGCAAGCCGTCGGCAGTAGGTTCAAATGGGGTATCTTATTGGGATAACAGTACGCTTGATAATGCTTTTAAAAACTATGTTCAAGACACAGGCAAAAGTCAAACCACATCAAGCCTTGTAGGTCAACAGCAAAGTAATCTATTCGACCATTATAACGACTTGATGAAAACAAATACACAAGATTATAACGACTATATGAACTTGGTTAAAGCTAATCCTTTTTCTACCGATGAGGCAAAAGCGATACTTGGTAAATATAATCTATCAGCTATACAGGGAAGAAATAATCAGCTTGCTTTAGGTACAGCCTCAAACGGCGGTAATGTTGACAGTTACAGTGCCGCAAACGCAATGCGACAGCAAGCGGCGCTATACTCACAGGCGCAACAGAATGTATTAGACGCGTATAATGCAAAGGTGCAAAACGCCTATAATTCAACGCAAAAAATTGAACAGGCACGAAAAATCCTATCCGATATGGGTGTTCAAATTGACAATGCGTTCAACAGAGACGAAACAGCAAAGAATAACGAAGTACAAAGAAATGAAACTGTACTTAACGGTAAAGTATCACGTGACGCAACAACAGCACAAGTTACAGGTCAAATTCCTAAGAGTATGCAATATTCTTCAAATCCATTCTTTGATGAAAACGGCAAACCGATAGAAGATATTGACTATAAAAAGGTAATCGAACAAGCTATCGCAAGAGGCGATACGCAGACAGCACAGGCGGCGAGAGTTGCAAGGGGCGTAAAAATTTGGAACAACTACAGTAAATACGGTCAATATGACGATGGCGATTACGGTGTTCCGAATACACAAACAGAGGACGCAAGACAGTTTGACGCACAAATTAAAAACAGCACCGACCTTGCAAAAATGGGTTACGAACACGAAGAAAGAATGCCAGGTATTGAGGCTGATAACACAATTCGTGTTAATACGAATCAAGCCGATAATACAATTCGCGTTAATGACGCAAGCGCTAATAATGAAATGGCTGTTGCAAACAACCAATCACGTAATAACATAGCGGAGGCAAATAATAATTCTCGTAACAATATAGCAGAAGCAAATAACACCTCAAAAAATAATATTGCAGAAAATACAGCTAAATCAAACGACGCAATTAATGAATATAATCAAACGAGTGGTGCAGTAGGAGCAAATGGTAGTTCAACCGGTCAGGTGAGCGGTTTGGACAGTTCATTTTTGAAAGATTGGGTTAAACAGAATAATAAAAGGTCTCAAACGTCATCAGGCATGGATATACTTCAAAAAAATTCAGCCGGACAATATCAAGTAAATCCGAGCATTCCGAGCGGTCAAAAGAAAATGCTTATAGCCAACGTATTAAATGACACATCTATCGCACAAAACCACAAATTACCGTTATTAAAGTCTATAGGAATATCAGACGATGAAATATACGAAGTAACTCAACAGTAAAATAGGAGTATAGGTATGGGAAAAATAACATCATATAAGGATTTTAAAAATAATGTTCAATCAATTCGTGATGAATTGACAAAACAAGGGTACACACCGAGAAGTGTACCCTCTGAACAAAAAGAAGAAACAAAAAACACAAAGAAAATCGAAAAG